TCTATGTGGTTCTAATCCTTCTGGAAGATCACCACTCTGACTGAGAACTTTAATGGATTCACCAGTTACTAAACCAATGTCACTGGCAAGAGTCAGTTCATTATCAGTTGGACCAGAAATAACAAATGCTTCTTTAATACCAGACTTGCTACCATAAGCAATAGTAGAACCAGAAGATACCTCATTATCAGGCATCTGAATCGTAGCAGTCAGAGTACCAATACCACTTGTGCCTGGGAGATACAGTGTCTCACCATGTCTGGCACCAATCTTAAATCCTTGTGTCAGATATGTTGGAGTAATATCCTGGTCAGAGTATCCATAGAGATACAACTGACTGGAAATACCTACAGACGTAGTAAGATTGACATCAAGTTGTAACCAGTTTACTTGCTTTTCAGTAGCAGAAATTTCTTTTGGTGTGATGACATTAGTGATGAAACCTTGGTCGTCACGGTTAAATGCTGCTGCCTTAAATCCATCAGCAACCAGAGCAATCTGACCGAAGTTAGAGTTAGAGTTGGTGATAGATGCGTCGGCACCACTTAATGCTTCGAAGTGCTTATTGAAACCGATAGCAAACACCGAAACGATCTGGAATACAGCATCGTTGCTCAACTTAACGTGAGTAGTTTCCCATCCACTTCTATAGACAGCATCAGAGTCTAAGTGATAGACAGTAGCACTGTTGGTAGAACTAGATCCAGAAGACAGATCACCACCAGTTACCTTAGTATAAACGATACCATCATACAGTCTGGAGCTTTCGTTATACTTTACAAATGCTCTATCGTCTTTCTGGAGAGAGATAGCAGTGAACTGTGCCAGAACGATAGATCTGAAACCAGTACACTTACCACCATCACCATGTAGACCCTGCATACCCCAGACAGATCTAAGGGATACGTTAAAGATATATGGAGAAGCACCACTAACCGTATCAGACTCAATAGTTACAGTAGCATTAGAAGAGTCTGGAGTTGCGATCAAGTTTGCTGGGAAACTTGGCAACTGATAAGTGAAGGATGTAGCACTGATTACGGATGTAACAAACGCAGAGATGTTATAGTTGGAAATATTAACACCACGAATCTTAACAGGAGTTCCTGCGGTGAATCCATGAGGATTCTGAGTAGTAACAGTGACCTGTGCAGTAGGTGTTGCACCATCACCAGCAAACATAGATGTTACAACAGCAGCATCTACACCAAGAGCACCAACAATCTCATATTCAGGTCTTACCTTATCAAAATCACCCTGCTCAGTTGGCCATTGGAATGAAACAGGACGACCAGATGCGGACTGGAAAGCATGTGTCAGCTTGTAATAATACATGCTGAGGTCAGTCAGACCACTGTATCCTGGGACATCATTTACACCATCAGCAAACTCAAAAGCAGAGAGTTTGTGGTGAGAGAATGTGGGAAGAGATCTATTAGTGGTATCGAAAGTGGCAGGGTCGGTATAAACCAACTCATTATCTTGACCATCAAGGAAAGTAAACTGCCAGAAGTAACAACCACCAGTCAATCTCAGGATAGCAGACTGTCCTACATTATTATCAGTGGGGTTGGGAACATACTTAGGTCTGATTCTTGTCTTTCTAAGATCAAGACCAACAATAGATGTACCACGGGGAACAATAACACCACCGTTGACACTATTAAACTTATAGAGTATATTGTCTTCTTGAGTTAAATCAAAGTTGGATGTAAGAGTGAGATTAAGTGTGGTTGTAGCATCTGTCTCAGATCCAGATGGACTTACTACCTTACCAACACCACCTACATTCTTGATTGCGAATCCTGGTCTGTTATCAACAATGTGATCACCAGGATACAACATAATGGTTGTCCTGTTAAAGAGGTCATTATCTTTACCTCTTACATAAGAGAATCTGGCAGATTCCAGCAGTGCTCTCTGAATAGTCTTGAAGGGTTGCGTCAGAGAGTTACCCTGATTCTCAATACTATCAGTAGCATCAAGATCGTTTGGGTTCACATATAAAATACGACCCTGGGTGTTCTTGATAAAATTATCTAACTTACTAAGAGGCATCTTTCTGCTTCATAGATATTGTGTTCTGACCTATTTAGACAATAAATAGAGCTGCCTTACTCTCTACAAATGTCTGATACTAAACCAGCAGTTGTAGAAGAGAAAGACCACGATGTTGATAAAAGTGAAGTCCTTGGTAATCTGGTGAAAGTCGTTGTACTTATCTGGTCTGCTTCTCTTCTCACTTTTAGTTACGTTAGACTTCCTAACGGTCAAAAGATTCTTGATTTTGATCCAACTTTTATTGCTTCAGTATTCTCTGGATCTCTCGCTGCCTTCGGATTAAGTCCTGCTAAATCTGGTGGTGCTCCACAAAAAGCACCAGCAAAGAAAGAACCAGAAGTCGTTTCTGCTATTGAACCTAAGAAAGATGCAAAAACTAATTAATGTGGTAGCACTGCTATCTGGATTAACTTCTGTTGCTCTGATTGGTGGTGGTGCTTATGTGCTTCTCCAAAAAGATGCTATAATGGAAGGAGTTAAAGAGCAAGCTATTGGGGAGGTAAAAACTATCCTTCCTGGTCTTGTAGAAGAACTTCTGCCCAAACCCCCAGAACTTCCCAAAGCAACTGGTGGTGTAATCCCACTTCCATAAAATAATGAAAAAGTTTTTGTTTGGACTCCTAGGTATTAGTGTCATTAACACTGTTGTTCTGGGAGTCACTGCTGCATCAACCTGGGCAAATGAATCTAAACTGAAAAAGGGTTACTATACTATGGATGCCCTTGGTTGCATGATTGTTCAAGAATGCACCGAGAATGTCCGACAAATCAAGAATATCGACGATATTCGTAAAGAGTTTCCTAGTTCTGATTTTGATATCATTGCTGATGAGTTTAACTCGATGCTGGTATCCCTTGATAAAGTCGGAGTTATGGTTTTTCTAGCAGATGAGAAGTATTTCCCTCCTGGACACCGTGGTGTCTACCATACTGTAAGCAATAACTTCTTTCTGAATGATGCTTTTATGCATCGTCCTGGTGTTCTGATGTCAGTAATGCGTCACGAAGGATGGCACGCTGCCCAAGATTGCATGGCAGGCAGCATCAAGAACTCTATCATTGCTATTATTAAACCAGAGGAAGAAGTTCCTGCTATGTGGCGTGAGATGGCAGAACGTACTTATCCCAAATCTGCTGTACCTTGGGAAGCAGAAGCAGGATGGGCAGGTAGAACTGAAGGTATGACAATGAAAGCACTTGAAGCATGTGCTGCTGGTAATATGTGGGAAGTTTATGAACCCACACCACTTACGATGAAGTGGTTGGTAGAAGAAGGTTTTATTGATAATGATTGAAGATATCAGGATTCAAGATGTTAGAATCCCAGATATAAGCAACTGGAACCAATCTCTACCACCTCCAGTGGTTCCAACCATACCTCATACGACAACAACCATAGGCACACCAATCATTCAACTGCCTGGTTGCGTAGAGGCACATCCTGATGCGAAAAAGAATAAGAATCTAATAGCAGATGATCCTAATGGGACAGTGACATTCTGTGATGGCACTGCTCCCTCTTTTAATCCTATTGAGTATAATCCAGAAGAGATTATTCTTACTAGTCCCAAAGAGACGCCAAAAACACCAGTAAAAAAGCAACCAGAGGCACCCCAACCACCACCGCAGGTGCCACTGCCATCATCAGTGCCTGGAACCAAAGTTGAGGGAGAACCTGAGCAGCAGTGTCAGTGGTACAAAGAACTGTTAGTAAGTGATCCACGTTGTATAGAACCAACATTTACCGAGAAGTATTTACCACCATTAGATATGGTGACAACTACAGCAAGCATCGCTGTAGTAGCAACTTCTACTGCTATCTTTGCTAAACCTGTTGCCGATTTGCTTTTGAAAGTAGTTAAACCAACTGTCAAGAAAGTAGTCAAGAAGATTGCTACTTTGAGGGGGAAGAAGGTGAAGATTGAATCTGTAATGGAGCGCCGAGAGCAGCAGCGGATCCGCTCACATGCGATACGGAAGTTGAAGGGGAAGGAATAGAATGTCTGTGTGGTGGAATAACACCAGGAGGGTTCTGTAACCTAACATCAGCACAGATCTTATAGTAAGGTGATCTGGGATGGAAAGTAATACCCTTCTGTGCCAACTCACCACATTTGGTTAATCTTGTGAGTTCAAACTCCAATCTACGGTTAGCAAGGATTTGATCTCTCAAAGCATTATGTTTCTCTGCTGCTTTTCGGCAGAGTTCTTGTGCTTCTTTGTCTAATGGTTTGGACCATGTAGCAGACACACCTACAGATAGATTATAGTTGTCCTTCTGACCAGTTCTAGTGGGAACATGATACAAAATACCACCTGGATTGTCTAAAGAACCATCTTCATTCAAGTCTCTCATATCATAGACAGGATCATTGTACCAGGGTTCATATGGTTTCTGGAATGAACCACTGCCAGTCACAAATGGGGTGACGTTTAATGTAGAACCTTGACACGAAATACCATCACCATACTGGTTGGTGATATAAGGACCTTGGAGGACTTGGATCGCTTGGTTAGTTACTGAGCCAGAACTATTTGCAATCGGACTTGCCGTTGCACTTACACCCCCTACAGTTTCCGCCAGAGTGGCAGGGGCAATCGCAAGGTTGGTTAGACATAAGATTACTGCGTGAAGATACTTGTGGTGTCTGTGACACTTTTGATTTCTGTGGTTCTTTGAATAATCGTTTGCTGACTTAAACCAGGACCTTGATACGTTTCTGTGAACTGAAACGCTGCTCCTGGTGTTGTCTGAGTGAATGATGGTTTGCTTGTTAATCCCGTCCATGATGAAGTCACCCCATTAATAGTTACATTGTTTGCCCCAGTGCCAGGTGATAAGTTTCCTGATGCTGTAATACCATTCCCAGTTACAGAGTATTGATACCCTGTGTTATAGTCTATTGAATTTATAGTCTCTGTTACTGTACTCGTTGTTTCTGTATGGGAAGTCATCGAGCCCTGTGTAAAATTTGG